TGAACCGGTCGAAGAGGAGCGCGCGGCATGACCATCCAGCACCGCACCGTCGACATCGAGGCATCGGCCAAGCTTTGGAGCGAGGGGCTGTCCGCTTCGCAGATCGCCCGCCGATTTGGCGTCTCGCGAAACGTCGTCATCGGTATCGCCTATCGGAACCGCGACGGTTCCCACCGCGCCAGAAGCGGAAACCGGCACCGAGGCGCGAGCCGACACGCCGACCGCGCCCGCAAGCGCCGGAGCTCCAGGCGGAACCGGAGATCCCGGCCACGGCCTACGACGCCGAGCGGCTTTCACATGCAAAGCAACTCCACCAACTGACGGCCGGTGAATGCTTCTGGCCCCTAAACACCGGCGGCCCGTACCTGTTCTGTGCGGCGGAAACGACGGGCCGCTACTGCCGAAACCACCATGCTCGGGCATTGCCGAAGAAAAACGAGGGACAATCATGATGATAGCGAACACGAACCGACAGATGGCATGGTATGCGGTGCAGACCGTGCCCGGTGCTCAGAAGCCGAGGCGTGAGTTTGCGGTTGAGCCTACGTCACTGGATAAGAACGGGCGCCCGCGCGGAAAGGGCTACCGGATCGTGCCAAACCTGAACCACAACATCTCCGCGATTGAACGCGCGCTGACAGAAAACGGGTTTGACTGCTACATGCCGTCGGAGAAGCGGCTCGTTCGTGACCGCAAACACACTGACCTGTGGAAGGTTCGCCGCTTCGCGCTCCTCGTCGGATACGTGTTCGTCCGAGAGCCACACGATTGGCGGCTACTCGAATCCACCCCCGGTGTGGCAGGCGTCGTCAAAGCCGCCGACGGATCTCCATTGCCCATCGACATCATGGACATCCTCGCAGTCAGGGCCGCCGAGGCTGACGCGGAGGTGGAATTCGACCGGAAATCGCGGCAGGCGCGTCAGGTGCTGCGCAAGAAGGCGAAGACTGATCCTCGTCTGAAGATGCTGATCGGGAAACTCGATATCGCCGGATCGCTTTCAGTTCCTTTGGATTACCAATTTCAGGCTGCATAAAGAGTTGAAAGTTGCACAGAATTTGGTTAATTCTCAAAGGGTGATTTGGATCACAGGCGACGGGGATACGTCCCGGCCACCCTTAGCGGTCCCATGCAGACCGCGCAAAGGGGAAATGCATCCAAAATTCAGGGCGGCGATGGCCGCCCCTTTCCATTTCAGATTGCGCGGGAGTGCCGCGAAGGTCGCATTAAAAATCGTTCCTCTCAGGCGCCGCACGGACTTTCTGCAAACGGCTTTCCATTCATAACGCCGTAACATGCCTCAGTTCCATCAACGTCTATGACCTCCATCCAGTCTCCGCTGCGAGCGACTGTATCTTTGCTCTTTGCACCTTTGGCGGTGAACGTTTGGACCGTCGATTTTTCCAGGTTGGTGTCGCCAGAGACCCTGGCTACTATCATGGAGATTTCAGCAAGCCTGCTACGGACTTCCTCCGAAAGTCTGACGAGCCTTTGCATATCATCGGCAAGAATTTCTGCCATCTCCGTCACTCCGATCTGGGGTATCTTCTTTGGCTTGCATTCGCATGTGAGACTATACTCATGTTTGTGGCTTCCGTCAGCAGGCTTCCGTACCGCGTCGTGAAGTCCCAACGACGGTGAGCAGAGATAACAGTCAATTCCGAAGCAGGCAGGGCAACTGGTAAGCCGCGTGGCTCATAACCACGAAAGACCGAGTTCGATTCCCGGGCCTGCAAACAACTTCGAAATGATGGTTATCTAGGTCGGTCTTCCTCCCAGAGCATTTCCATTATCTCGTCAGGGGATTCCTTAACCTGAAGCGTCACGCAATCTGCGTTTTTGGGGGCGAAGGTGACGAGAGTGGTGCGTCGTTGACCTTCAACTCGCTGGAAGTGCGTCACGAGGTTCATGTTGACGAAGATCGGGCCGTTATTGTCGTGCAGTTCGAGCCACATGGTTTGCTTCCTCTCGACGGTTCAACTGCTCGCGCAAGTATAGCAGAGTGGTGAGCACATCGGGCCGTACCGCATCGTCGAAGACGGTTCCAGCCCAAGGTATGCCGCACATGGCCTGATTAGGCGGTCCGCAGATCGACGCGCGAGCTGCTGATATTCCCTCAGGGACCCTGGGTTTGCGGGACGGGCAGATAGACTTTGGATCCGGCATGCTCCCCACCGACTAAGGAGCCCTCGACCAATAGATAGGCCGATATACCGAGCATGAAGAGTAGGAGAATGATCACCGACAGCCCTGTTGAAGTGTGATGATCAGGTTCTTGTAAGTTCTTCCGACGCATCATGGCCGGTACCGTTCTGCACGAACAAGAGCACACCGTCACGCGGGATGGTTCCCGAGCGGTGGCCTAGCTGGTCAACAAGGCTAGGGGCTCTACAGCGAGTTTGGATTATACCACGCTTGCTGGCACGCCGCGCGGGATCACAAGTAGTGCGGCAGGCGCCTGCCTCAACTTGTTCGGCATATGTTCCTAGCCGTGGCGCACTCTGTAATCTGAGCCCCGCCGCCGCAACAGGTAGCGGGGCTTTCGCTTTGAGGAGAACGCCAATGCACTACCGCTTTGTGGAAGTGGAAGGCGGCGAAGACGACCTTGAGCGGGTAGCCAACGAGTGGCGCGCCAAGGGCTACGAGCTGTTCCAGGCCGTCTACAAGACCACCTACCGGTGGGTGCTGATCTTCAAGCGCGATCCCGATCGGGCCCGAAAATTGCGACACCATCAAAGTCATGGCTCATAGTCGGCAAGGAAGGGTTCCTGACGCCCACCGATGGGGTCCCATCCCGTCAGTAACTCCATCGTCCACGAAAGAGCCTCCAACTGCTCCTTAACATCTCCGCCCGTGTTGTCTTTCAGTTCGCGATAGGCGGCTTCCATGCGCTTCAGGAACCGATTCTGAAACGTTGGGTCGGTCTCATTCAGCGTCTGCACCAAGCAAGCAGATACCATAGCCATCCCGAGTTTAGCCCGGTGTAGATCTGATCGTTTGTCTTTGTCTTCCATGTTTGATCCCCAAGGTTAACCTATGCCCGTCCTGAAAAACGCACGGCACGAGAAGTTCGCGCAGGAACTCGCCAAAGGTAAGACGGCCGATGAGGCATATCAGCTTGCGGGGTTTAAGCCTAACCGGGGAAATGCAGCACGTTTGAATGCAAATGAAAGCATTCGGGAGCGCTTGGCTGAAATCCAAGGCAAGGGCGCCCTAAAGGCGGAAGCGACCGTCGAGCGTGTGCTGAAAGAGCTTTCCCGTATCGGCTTCTCCGATCTTCGCCGCGTGTTCGACACTAACGGCAGGCTGCTTCGACCTGAGGAATGGGACGACGACACAGCCGCCGCGGTCGCTTCGGTCGAAGTGGTGACCCGCAGCATCGGCGACGGTGAAGTCGAGCACGTCCACAAGATCAAGGTGTGGGACAAGAACAGCGCCTTGGAGAAGCTCGCCAAGCACCTCGGTATGTTCATTGAGCGTGTCGAGCACTCTGGGAGCATGAGCCTCAATGTCTTGCCAGAGGATGCCGAACTGTGACCCATGCAGGTAGCTCGATTAACGGAGAAACAGCGAGAAGCTAATCGCCTTCTTGCCGGCCCGGCGCGCAACATCATGCTCCGCGGCGGGTCTCGGTCTGGAAAGACGTTCGTTCTTTGTCGGGCGCTGATCCAGCGAGCGATAAACGCTCCCGGTTCGCGGCACGTCATATTCAGGTTTCGGTTCAACCACGCGAAGACGTCGGTCTGGTCCGATACCCTGCCAAAGGTTCTCACCCTCTGCTTTCCGTCGCTTCGGGTGCGTTTTGATAAGACCGACTTTTACGTCGAGCTGCCTAACGGGTCGCAGATCTGGATAGCCGGCCTCGATGATAAGGAGCGGGTCGAAAAGATCCTGGGGCAGGAATACGCCACTCTCTATTTCAACGAGAGCAGCCAAATCCCCTGGGCCTCGGTCGAGACGGCAATGTCTCGCTTGGCTCAGAAGTGCGAGCTTGCTCCGGCGATAGCCGCTGCGACTGGACGGCGGTTCCTGGCTCTCAAAGCCTACTTCGACTGTAACCCGCCATCTAAGCTCCATTGGAGCTTTCAGATGTTCCGGGCGAAGATGAAGCCGGGCACCAAGGAGAAGCTAGCCAAGCCGGAAGACTATGCCGAGATGCAGGTTAACCCTGCCGACAACTCGGAGAACCTGCCGCCCGAGTATTTCGAGGTTCTTGCCTCGATGTCCGCAGCGAAGAGGTTGCGGTTCGAGGCAGGGGAATGGGCCAGCGAAGTCAGCGGCGCTCTTTGGGCTCTTGAGGATCGCAAGGCGCCCGACGGGAAGCTGATGCCGGGCATAGACAGCCTGCGTGTCGCCAGCGCTCCCGAAATGCGCCGCATCGTCGTTTCCGTCGACCCCTCCGGCACGCGAGGTGATGGGGCAGGGGACGATATCGGTATCGTCGTCGCCGGGCTCGGCATCGATGGGCATGGCTACATTCTCGAGGACGGCACTTGCCAGTTGTCACCCGAAGGATGGGGCAGGCGAGCGGTCGACCTCTACCATCGTCATCAGGCGCACCGGATTATCGGGGAACGGAACTTCGGCGGCGACATGGTGCGCTTCACCGTCTCGACGGCTGATAAGACCGCGCCCTTCAAGGAAGTTGTCGCCAGCCGAGGCAAAGCGGTGCGAGCAGAGCCAATCAGCGCCCTGTATGAGCAGGGCAAGGTTCATCACGTCGGGGACTTCCCTGACCTTGAAGACCAGATGTGCAATTTTACTCCATCTGGATACCTCGGGGAGGGTTCACCTGATCGGGCCGACGCCCTGGTCTGGGCTCTCACCGAGTTGATGCTTGGAGGTTCGTCCTTCACGCTGGCGAACGTTTAGGAGCGGACATGGCCAATATCTTCGCGCTCGTCCGCGACAGCCTGACAAACATGGTAGCCAGCCTCGGTACCAGCCGGGACAAGGCGGCGGCCAACGTCTATTCGATGCCGATGCTCACCGACGAGGAGCTGCTGAACGCCTATCGTGGCGCGTGGCTCCCCAAGAAGATCGTCGATATCCCGGCCTTCGACAGCATCCGTGCCTGGCGCGATTGGCAAGCGAAGAAGCCGCAGATCGAGGCGATCGAGGCCGAAGAGAAGCGCCTCAACCTGATGGGCAAGCTGCTGGAGACTCGCATTAAGGCGCGGCTCTGGGGCGGGGCCGCCATGGTCATCGGTACCGGCGACCAGGATCTGACCGCGTCGCTCGACGTCGAGCGCATCGGGAAGGGCGGCCTGAAATATCTCACGGTCATGACCCGTCGCCATCTCACGGCGGGCGAGATCGATCGAGACCCGGCTTCCGAGTGGTACGGAAAGCCGAAAGTCTACCAGCTGAACTCGGCCGATGGCGCGCAGGTCGA